GTAATTATAAGTGAACCAGCGGTCACAATTCCAAAACAAGCGCCAGGTGTTTGGCAAATGAATACAGTTTTTGATTTCGTAAAAGATAATAATTGGGTAACAAGAACAGCATCAATAGATTACATGGTTGTTGCTGGTGGTGGATCTGGTGGAACGGCTAGATCTCCAGAGGGTGCAGCAGGAGCTGGTGGTGGAGGAGCTGGTGGTTTTAGAACTTCATTTTCTTGTTCTTGTAGTTCAGCGTTAGACTTAGGTTTAGGAACTTACGCAGTTACAGTTGGTGCTGGAGGGGCTACTACACCATCACCTGCACCAGTTTGTGGTGCAAATAATGGAACTGATTCTTCTTTTTCTACAATTACTTCTTCTGGTGGAGGTGGTGGAGGTAATTATTGTAAAAATTCAGGAAAACCTGGTGGATCAGGTGGTGGAGGTGGTTCCATGACACCTGGACCCGCTGGTCTTGGAGGAACAGGAAACACTCCTCCAGTAAGTCCACCACAAGGAAACGATGGTGGAACAGGAAGTGGTGCACCTAACTATGGTGGTGGAGGTGGTGGTGGAGCAAACGCAGTTGGAGGTAATGCACCTACATCAGATGGTGGTGATGGTGGAGCTGGTAAACCAAATTCAATAATAGGAACAGCAACAACATACGCTGGAGGTGGAGGTGGTGGAACTTATAACACTACTGCTTTTGGATCCGGAGGAGCTGGTGGTGGAGGTAATGGTGGAGCAGGAACAGGTGATAATCCTGGAACTGCTGGAACTGCAAACACTGGTGGTGGTGGAGGTGGTGGTGGATCTGTTGGATCTGCACCAGATGGTTTAGGTGGAGCAGGTGGTTCAGGTATCGTAATCGCGAGAACACCATCAACAGGAGGAATTTTATTTACAACATGTAGTGCATGCGCACCAGTTACATCAACTGACGGAATAAATCAGATTGCAGAGGTTAAAGCATCAACAAATTTAAATATTATAGACACAAGTTGTGCAACGGCATCAGTTGATTATTTAGTAGTCGCTGGTGGTGGAGGAGGAGCTAATGGTTGTGGCGGAGGTGGTGGCGGAGCTGGAGCCGGTGGTTGGAGATCATCTTTTCCAGGTGGAACAAAATTATTTTTACAACCTGGACCACACGCAGTCACAATTGGAGCTGGTGGAGTAGCTTCAAATGGATGTCAACCAAATACAACTCAACAACCGGGTAATGATAGTTCTATCGGTTATATTGTTTCAACAGGTGGTGGTAGAGGTGACCAAAATAATTTAAATGGTGGAACTGGAGGATCCGGTGGTGGAGGTGGTTCAAACTGTGGATGTGGTGGTGCAGGTAATACTCCTGCTTTAAGTTCACCAGCATCACCTGTTCAAGGAACTAATGGTGGAAATGGAAAATTAGGTAGTGGTGGTCCAACTGGACTTTTCGCTGGTGGTGGTGGAGGTGGAGCTTCGTGTGCAGGATCAAACGCTTCAAATCCTGCTGACACAGGAGGAGATGGTGGAGCAGGAAAAAGTAGTTCTATAACAGGAAGTCCAGTAACTTATGCCGGAGGTGGTGGCGGTGGTTCTGGAGGATCTAGTGCTGCTGGAAACACAACTCCTGGATCAGGTGGATCTGGTGGTGGTGGTAGAGGTGGAGCAAGAACAAATGGTACATCTACACCATCTTCTGCTTTAAATGGAGTAGCTGGAACAGTTAATACCGGAGGCGGTGGTGGTTCTGGTGGATATGCATCTGGAGGTTCTCCTTACACAGGAAATGGTGGAGCTGGTGGTTCTGGAATAGTGGTAGTAAGAGCACCTGGACCAGCAGGGCCTTTATTTACTGTAGCACCAGGAACTAACACAAAAACAACATTACCAGCCCCTGCAGGAGGGTGTACTGTAATGACATATACTGTAACTGGAACGTTGACTATAAGTTAAAATTAAATTATAAATATAAATTTTAAGGAGTAAAAATATGGCACATTTCGCAGAATTAAAAGCAATGACAGATCCTACTGGATTTACGTCAGATTCACATCAAGTAGTACAAAGAGTAGTTGTTGTAGGAAACGACTGTGTTCCTTCAGACATGCACCAAGATGGTGAAACATGGTGTATTAATTTTTTCAAGGGTGGAATCTGGAAACAGACTTCTTACAATCATAATTTTAGAAAACAATACGCAGGAATAGGGATGATCTATGATCCTGTAAAAGATAAATTTTTAGCAAGACAACCTCATGCTTCATGGTCATTAGACTCTAATGATGATTGGCAAGCGCCGATAGCGTATCCATCTATAACAGATGATGGTCAGGCACAACCTGAATGGCGTTATGTAATATCTTGGAACGATACAAAATATAATGCTGACAACACTAAGGGTTGGGAAGCAACTAAATCAAACGACGAATCGGAAACACCTACCAAATACAATTGGAATGGCACAGCTTGGGTGTCCGAATAGGAGACTCAAATGCCTAGAGGCAGCAGTAATATAAACGGAGGAGTAATTGGAAAAACGAATAAAACTTCGTTTGGAAAATGTACTGTTACAACTAAAACAGCAAACGCGTGTAGCGCGGTCACAACACAACCAGGAACTAGACTAGCTCAAATGTTATTAGTAGCTGGTGGTGGTGCTGGGGGTGGAGATGGTGCTGGAGGTGGTGGAGCTGGCGGTGTTCTATGTCAAGAAATTCCAGTACAAGGTGGATCAGCTTTAGGAGCAGTAACTATTGGAGGTGGTGCTGCACAAACAAATCCCGTATGTAATCCTGCAGCTAGCGGAAGTAATTCAACTTTTGTTGTAGGTTGTACAACTTATACAGCTACTGGTGGTGGCGGCGGTGGAAAAAATTCAGCTGGAACTGCTGGAGGATCTGGCGGTGGTGCCGAGGGTTCTGGAAATTCAGGTGGGGCAGGAACTGCATGTCAAGGTAATGCTGGTGGTGATGTTGTTAGTCCTGTACCAGCAGATACTGGAGCTGGAGGTGGTGGTAAAGGTGCAGCAGGTGGTGATACATCTGCTCCAAATACATCAGGAGTTGGTGGAGCAGGTTTAACAATTTCGTCTTCATATCCAGGATCACCTATATCCGCAGTTGGCGGTGGTGGCGGTGGTGGTGGCTCAGGTGGAGCTGGAGGATCAGGTGGTGGTGCAGCAGGAGGTGGACCAGGAGCTGCAGGATCAGCAGGTACAACTAACACTGGCGGCGGTGGTGGCGGTGGTGGTTCTGGTGGACCAGGATCAAGAGGTGGTGCAGGTGGTTCAGGTTTTTTTGCAATGAAAGAATTAACAAAAGCAAGTGGTGTGTGGTCAATGCAAAGTCAATATTCAGCTAAAAGAGCAGGAACATGGCCTAAACCTCAAGATATTTTTACTATAGATTATTTAGTAGTAGCTGGTGGTGGGGGATCTAGATGTTTTTCTGATACCTCAGGTGGAGGCGGAGCTGGTGGATATAGAGCATCAGGTTATGGACCCTCACCATTACGAGGCACAGCAGCATCAGTTAGTGGATTTTGTGGAGCTAGTGTTGCAATAACGGTAGGTGGTGGTGGAGCTAAAGGTTCACAAGGGGGACCTTCAACATTTGATACTATAACTTCAGCAGGTGGTGGAAGTGCAGATTCTCCTAGAGCAGGAGGTTCAGGAGGAGCACCAGGTGGTACAGGTAACTCACCTCCTACAGATCCACCTCAAGGAAATGACGGAGGTCCAAATGGAGGTGGTGGTATTTTAGGTGTAGGACCCGGTAGATGTGGAGGGGCAGGAGCTCCTAATTTAATTAATTGTGGTGGAACACCTTTTTCAAGAACAGTATTTGCAGGTGGTGGAGCAGGAGGATCTGATCCCCCTGGAGGATCACCCGCACCAAATCCAAACGGAGGACCTGGTGGAGGTGGTCAAGGTGGAGCTAGAGGTAATGATACTTCAACTGATGGAGCAGCTAATTCTGGTGGTGGAGCTGGAGGACAAGGTGCAAACCTTTCTGGACAATCAGGTGGATCAGGTGTTGTAATTGTTAGAGGACCATCAGCGGTTTCTTTTTCAGTAAGTCCAGGAACAAATGCTACAGCTACACACCCTGGTGGGGATAAGATAGCTACGTTTACGGTTTCAGGAACATTGACAATTTCATAACAAATGATATATTAAGATCATAAAGATATATGAACTTAACAAATTATTATTGGTATTTTCAATCAGCAGTCCCTGCTAGAATTTGTGATGAGATTGTAAAATACGGAAAATCTATTTCTGATCAGATGGCAGTCACCGGTGGTTATGGTGATGGTAAAAAATTAAATAAAGCACAAGTAAAAGATTTAAAGAAAAAAAGAAATTCAAATATTGTTTGGATGAATGATAGATGGATATATAAAGAAATACAACCATATGTGAATCAAGCAAATGCAAATGCGGGTTGGAACTTTCAATGGGATTTTTCAGAAAGCTGTCAGTTTACAAAATACGAGAAAGGTCAATTTTATGATTGGCATTGTGATGGTTGGGATAGACCATATGATCAACCAAATACACCCTCACATGGTAAGATAAGAAAATTATCTGTAACTGTTTCATTGTCAGATCCAAAAGATTATAAAGGTGGCGAGTTAGAATTTGATTTTAGAAATATGGATCCAGACAAAAAACCCAACATTAGAAAATGCACAGAGATATTACCAAAGGGATCTTTGGTTGTGTTTCCTGGTTTTGTTTGGCATAGAGTATGTCCAGTTAAAAAAGGATCAAGATATAGTTTGGTAATATGGAATTTAGGGTGGCCGTATAAATGAGTTTTCCAAAACAACTACAATTAGAAGAATATTTTAAATGTCCTATATGGTGGGCAGACGAGGCTAAGTTTGTAAAAAAACTAAACAAAGCATCTGATAAATATATTAAAATATCACAAAAGAATTTAAAAAAACAAATAGATGACAGAAATAAAAAGTTTGGTGATAAGGGTGATATGGGACATGTGTTTCATTCAACAAGCCTAATAGGTGATCCTAAGTTTAAAGAATTACAGGATTATATCGGTGCAACAGCACACAACTTATTAGGTGAGATGGGTTTTGATTTATCTGACTATCAAGTTTTTACAACAGAGATGTGGGTGCAAGAGTTTGCAAAAAAAGGTGGTGGACACCACACTTTACACACACATTGGAACGGTCACATATCTGGTTTTTATTTTTTAAAAGCAAGTGAGAAAACATCCATGCCTTTATTTGAAGATCCAAGACCAGGTAATGTCATGAATCTTTTGCCAGAAAAAGATAAATCAAAAGTCACATATGCAAGTTCACAAATAAATTACAAAGTACAACCAGGCAGAATGATGTTTTTTCCATCGTACATGCCACATCAATATATCGTTGATATGGGTTATGAACCATTTAGGTTCATACATTGGAACTGCCAAGCGATACCAAAAGGAGTATTAAATGTCGTTCAAAAAAAATAAATATACTGTTTTAAAAAATGCAATATCAAAAGAATTAGCTGATTTTTGTTATGCTTATTTTTTAAATAAAAGAAATGTAGCAAAAGCTTTATTTGATTCAAGGTACATATCACCATTTACAGAATATTGGGGTATATGGAATGATAACCAAGTTCCTAATACTTATTCACATTATGCTGACATGGTAATGGAAACTTTATTACAAAGAGTAAAACCTGTAATGGAAAAACACACAAAATTAAAATTATCAGAAACCTATTCTTATGCAAGAATTTACAAAAAAGGAGACATCTTGGCCAGACATAAAGATAGATATTCTTGTGAGATATCTACAACTTTAAATCTAGGTGGTGATGATTGGCCTATATACCTAGATCCAACAGGTAAAAAAGGAGGTGCTGGAGTAAAAGTAGATCTTAA